GCCGCCAGAGCCCGTGGAGTGCGCCACGTAGGTGAACCCGTTGGCGGTGAGCCTGAAGACGAGCTCCGCGATGGCTGCGGCTCCGTCGGAGCAGGCGATGTCCCGATACTTCTGAATGGCCATTGTCAGCTCCAGGTGGTGCGGAGGTTGGCGGCTAGAATCACCGCGTAATCAGAGACCGCGCCGCCGCTCTTGCGCAGCCGCAACTCGTAGACCTTCGCCGCGCCCGGCAGCGTCACGGACGCGGTCTTGCGGGTCGCGCTGGTCTCGGTCCACGACAGCGTCGCGACGTCGACAGCGTCGGTGAGGTTGTGCATCGTCAGCGTGCCCGTGACGCTGTTCACCACCTGCCCGATCGCGTCGAGGGTGAGCACCGTGGTCTTGCCTGTGATCGCGTAGTCCGCGGGGTCGAAGCGCGCGCCGCCGATGGCGACGTCGGCCGTCGAGACAGTGGTGGCGTAGGGCGCGAGCGGGATGAGCTGGCGAAAGCCGACGAGGTCCGACGCCATCAGCGGCGACCACGCCGGGTCGGGCGAGTCCGCGCGCAGGTAGTGCCCCACGGTCCCGAGCGCCAGGCGCTGGTCAGCGCTCGCACCGCGCACGATGAGGTCGCCGCGCGTGGTCGTCGGGGAGCTCGACACGGCGGTGGGCACCCACTGCGACGTGGAGCTGTTCCACACCAGCGTCTGCCCGTTGGTCGGCGCGGTCGTGGCGATGGTGCGCCCGCGGAGGCTCCCCGCGTCAGCGAGGTAGACCGGCTCGCGCGAGGTCCACGTGCCCGGCGAGGTCGCCGAGGCGCGCGTCGAGTAGACCGTCCACGTCAGCCCCGTCGCGACGATCTGCCCGTCGGCGTAGACCGCGCGCTGCAACGGCCAGTCAGCGAGGGTGTCTGTGACCGGCAGCGGAAGGCGCTCCCAGTTCTGTCCGTCGTCGTCAGAGCGCCAGAGGTACGGGGCGGCGCTCTGCGTGGCGATCCATGAGCCGTCGACGTGCGCGAGGTCCGTGATGGTCGCGCCCCACCCGGTGGGCACGGTGATGGCGCTCCACGTCGCGCCGCCGTCGGTGGAGCGCCAGAGCAGCGTGGCCGCGAGCGCGGTGGTGCCGTCCTCGCGGTAGCTCGCCCACGCGAGGAGCGTCCGCGCGTCCGAGGGTCCGCCCACCACGAGCTGGACCCGCGCATCGCTGGGGATGCCCGACATCGTGCCGAGCGCGCCGCCGCCCGTGGGGAACGTCGACAGCGGCGGGAGCGCGGCGACCTGCCCGATGCTCGACGAGACGATGTGCCGTGAGCGCGAGTCGTCGTAGGCGATGGAGGTCGCCCGCGCGCCACCGCTGACCCACGCAGTGCCCGCGGAGTAGGGCCAGGTGGTGCCGTCGTCCGAAGAACCCACGACGTTGTACTGCCCGGCGCTCCCGCGCTGCAGCGCGTAGATGTTCGAGCCGCCCTTGACGATGCCGCGAATGGGCAGTCCCCCGAGCGCGGACACCAGGGTCCAGTACGTGGCATCGCTGGTGCCGATGCCGCTGGAGCTGGAGCCGTCGTGCACCGGCGTCCGGTACGCGGTCTGCGTGGTCCCCCCGTCGCACCAGACCACCCAGTAGACGCCGACCTGTGCGATGCCGTCGACGGTGCCCACGCCGGTCGGGACCGCGCGGTCTTGCCACGTCAGCCCGTTGCGCGAGACGGCGATCTTCGCCGCAGGCCCCGAGGCCGCGCCGGTGATCGCGTAGCGGTAGCGCTGTGCCCGCGCCCGGGTGTCGTCAGCGTCGACAGCGAGGCCGGTGATGCTGGTGAAGGTCGCCGCGCTGCCGCCATGCGCCGCGCGCGTCCATGCGCCCCACCCGGGGCCGCGCAGGAAGTCGCTCCAGGCGAGGGAGTAGTGGAACAGGTAGTTGAACCACTGCGCCGGCGCCTCGTACCGCGCGGGGAATCCATCGTCGGCGATGGAGCTAATCGGCTCCACCAGGCCAGCGCTCGCGCTCCATGCGAAGCGCGGCATGCGTGTCGGTCTCGACGCCATCAGTGCACCACCCCGGCGAGCTCGCCGCCGTCGACCGGCGTTGAGCCGGAGAGATCTGCGAAGCCGGTGTTGGTCCCGGCCTCCAACGCCTCGGAGCCCGCGGCGAACCGGAACGCGTTGCCTGCGGGGGGGCAGATCACCTGCAGCTCCACGCCCCCGGCGCGCAGTCGACGCGCGATGGCGCCCACGTACCCGTCATCGGTGAGCAGGGCGTCCGTGGGCTCCGCGAGCATCGCCGCGGGGAACACCTCGGTGACCGCCCACGCGCCCGAGTTGAGCTCCTCCCCGGTGAGGATCGCCATGACCGCGTCGACGTCGGGCACGGTGCCGTTGGAGCGCATCGTGCGCGCCCACGCGTGCAGCGCGACCCGGTAGCGCGCGTCGGTGATCGTGGTCGCGTCGAGGCGGCGCAGGCCCATCAGCTCCCCGAGCTGGGTGAGCGCGTGCCCCGAGCTCTCGTCGATGCCGAGGACCACCAGCGGGTGCGTCGCCGTCTCCAGCCGCTGCACCGAGGCCATGAGCCCGCGCGTGAGCCCCTCGACGTTGGCCTTGCGAAGCTGCCCAGGGAGCAGCGCGACGCCCTCTCCCTCGTGGTCGGAGATCAGCGCGACGTCGGTGACGGCGTTGGCCTCGGTCACGACAGCCCCCGGGTGACGGTGATCCGGCCGTCAGCGAAGACGCACCGCTCGCGCTCGCCCGGCACGTAGTTGGTGCGCTGCTGGAGCGCCTCGGTGGCGACGGTGCCGATAAACACGTAGGCGTCGGTCACGCCCGCGACCGCGCACACGGCGGTGAGCAGGTCGGAGATGCGCGCGGGAGACCCGGCGCGGAACTCGTCGCTCACCTCGAGGAACGCGGCCTTGACCGCGGCGTCGCCCGCGTAGGTGTCGGGGTCGACCTCGACGCGGATCGTGGCGTACATCGTCAGCGACGTGGGGCGGCTGAACTTCACCGAGCGCGTGCGGCCGTTCGCATCGGTGAAGGTCACCGTGGTGCTGCCCACCGTCTCGATGCCCCCCGCCTTCGCCGCGAAGACTGCGCGGCCCACGGCGGCGTCGGTGCCCCCGAGGACCATGGCCTCCACGCTCTTGCCCGGTCGCCCGATGGCATCCGACAGCAGCGAGGTGTTCTCCCAGCCGGTCACCTGGGTGACGTTCGGGACCTCCAGCACCTGCGCCACGATGGCGTCGAGGGGCGACGACGCCGCGCGCTGTGCGCTCTGCTCACGCCGCAGCCGAAAGGCCGCGTCGGTCTCGACGGGCAGGCCCGCGGTCGCGTCGGCGAGGTTCGTCACCGCGGTCCACCCGCTGACCGGCGTGGCGATCACCGCGATGGTCCCGGCCGGCGCCGGGGTGCGCCCCGTGTCGAGGGCCTCCGCGGCGACGGTGAGCGTGGTGGCGCTGCCGGTGCTGTTGGTCACCGAGGCGGTGGTCACCCAGGCGTTCGCGGGCTCCCCGGTCACCGAGGCGCGCGAGCCCGAGGGGATGGTCACGCCGTTGTTGAGCGTGACGCTCAGGGTGACGGTGCCCTTCGTGGCCGCGCGCCGCTCGAGCGCAGGGAAGATCCCGGCCGCTGCCGCGAGAGCCTCTCCCGCGGCCCCGCCAGGCGTGCGCGCTGCGTAGACCGCGCCCACGAGCTCCCAGAGCTGCCCGAGCTTCGTGGCGCACGCCGCGAGCACCGGGCCGAAGACGCTCTCCGCGGACACGTCCACGTCGGAGCCGAGCTCCGCGCGCACGTCGGTCTCCAGCTCCGCGAGCACCTCCGTCGCGGTCTTCGGCACCCAGCCGGTGGCGGTGAGCCCCGCGGTCACGCGGCCCCCGCGGCGAAGTCGGTGACGGTGATGGCCGCGCCCTCAACGGGCGTGACGGTGAAGCTCACCGAGGCACGGCGGGCGGCGCTCACCGAGAAGCGGAACGACTCGACGCTGCGCACGCCGGGGCAGGTCGACACTGCGCGCCGGTAGACGCCCTCGGCCACGGCGAACCCACTGGCCTTCCCGAGCACCTGGGTGAACAAGGGGATGCCCACCCCGAGGTCAAAGGGGTACTCCCCGGCCACGAGCCCGAGGCGCAAGTGCAGCTTCTGCCGCACGGCGTCGGCGCCCGAGGTGAGCTCCGCACGCCGCAGGCCGTCCGACCCGCGGGTGAGCTTCAGATCGCCGGTTGATGGGTCGAGGGCAAGGTCACGCACGCGGCCCAGCGTGCGTGCCGATCCGTGCGAGGGGCTAGCCCAGGCTGCGACACTGACCGGGACGAGGCGACCGCGGCCGACGTATGGTCACCGCATGCGCCCCTGGTTGCCCGTTCTGGCCCTCCTCGCCCTCGGCTGCTCCGCGCGGTACACCGGCCCGTCCACCCCGCCGGAAGACGCCGCCGCGGGGCCGGACGGGGCATCCCTATGCATCCCCGGCGCACAGGTGGCGTGTGCGTGCGTGGGCGGGGCGCCTGGTGCCCAGGTCTGCGCCGCGGACGGGCGGTCGCTTGGACCGTGCACCTGCCCGATGGCCGACGCCGCGGTGACGGCCGATCGACCCGCCCCGCGCGACGCTCCCGACGTGCTCATGGTGCGCGACGTCGTCGACGCGGGGTGCACCGTTGGCGAAAGCGAGCCGTGCGCGTGCCCTGGCACCCTGGGCGAGCGGCGGTGCGCCGCCGACGGGTGGAGCGCCTGCCGGTGCCCTTCGCTCGATGCGGGCGCACCGCCAGATGCCGGGGAGGCGCCCGACGTTGCCGTCGCAGTCCCCGACGTGGTGGACGCGCCGCCGGTCGACGCCGGGTCGCAGGTCTACCCGCTCGACCCGCCGCCGGGGGCCCTCGAGGTGCGGGTGTTGTTCTTCGAGACGTGCACGGGGCAGGATGGCGGGCCCTGCGGCGCCGAGCCCATCACCGCGGTCACGGGGGCCACATGCACCCGCACGGGCTCGCGGCTGAACTTCAACCTCCGCGCCGGGTCGCAGATCACCGGCCTGGTCCCGGACTACCGCAGCAACGCGGGGGCGAGCGTGGCCGTCGTCGGGGGCGGTGCCACCCAGGGCCGCAACATCGAGGTGGTGGCCGGCACCGAGGTCGGCGGGCGGCAGTCGTTCCGGGTGAGCTTCTCGGCGCCGCCGACACCCAGCGTGGGCGGGGTGACCGGGGTGCCAGGTCGCACGGTGAGCCCCGAGCGCGGCGACGTGTGGTTGCTGGGCTGCGAGGTCAGGTAGCCTTGGCCTTCGTCGCGGCCACGCTGTCGAGGGCGCCGAGGGGCGTGGAGGGCGCGCTGACGGGGCCCGTCGCTGCGGTCGGGTGCGTGTGCGTGTTGAGCCACGTGCGGATCGTCGAGAGCCGCGAGTCCACGAGGTTCGCGAGGGCTACGAACTGCGACGCGGCAGCGCCGCCGACGTGCGTGGTCCCGTCGGCGTCGAGTTGGAACACCACGGTGCTGCCCTGGGTGATCTTGAGCGACCCGTTGTTGTTGAAGGTCACCCTCGTCCCGGCGGTGTCGTCGCTGCCGATCACGAGGCGCGGCGACCCGGGCGTGTTCGCGAACACGGGCGCGTTGGTGAGCTTGCGGCTGCGGTCGAACAGCCCCGGGATGAACACGCCCGCGCCGAGGTGGTGCCGCCCGAGAAAGCCCGGGTCGGTGACGTCGCCCCCTCCGGCACGCCAGTGCCCGATGGCGTCTTCGCAGAACAGCGCGACGCCCATGTCCCCGGGCTGGATCGCGAAGGCGATGAAGTGGTCCGCGGTCCGCGGGAAAACCACCGGCACGCAGGGCAGCACGGGGTAATCCTCGTGCGTGATGCCGCCATCGGGGTCGTGCACCGCGCACCGCACCAGCGGCACGAGGTCGACCACCTGAAGCGCCGGGTCGTAGCTCTGCACGCGGCAGGGCATCGCGGTGTGCACCTGGTGGAGTGCGTGCTCAATGTGCGCGCGGATCAGGTCTTCTTGCGACGGCTCAATCGTTCGGTCCCATGTCATCGAAACAGCCTCCGGCTCTCGTAGAAGGCGAGGCTGGTGAGGTCGAGCTCTGCGCCCCACTCTGCCCCGCGAGTGTCGCCCGCGAGGGCCATGTGGCCGATGCGGTAGGTTCCGCTGAGCACCGTGCTCTGCAGTTGCACGAGGCCGCCGGGGGCGAGGCCGGGGATGAGCAGCGCCTTCGCCTTCGCGCGGTGTCGCCCGTTCTTCTCGGGGCTGCCCACGAGGCCCGTGTCTGAGCTGAGCACCACCGCCGACCGCTGGAGCGCGCGGCCCCGGGGCAGGAGCTGGAGCACGCCCGACTGGACCGACCACTCCAGGCCCGCGCTGCGACACAGCGCCGTGAGCTGCTCCGCGGCGGGACCGTGGAGTACGTGCCCCTCGGGGAACAGCGCGCCGACGCGCCCGATGGCCGCGAGCTCGCTGACGTCGTCCACGTTGCCCGGGTCGACCTCCATCTGCTCCGCGATGCCCCGGATCACGTCGCGCAGGGAGGTGTCCGACGAGAAGGCGTTCGCACCCCGCGCGCGCCGTAACGCGAACTCCCCATCCCCCGCGCCGATCTCCAGCGTCCACTCGGGGTGCTCGCGCTTCTCGACCGCGCGCCGGAGGTTGCCGCGGAAGATCACCGGGCGGGAGGCCTCGACGTACCCCGCGGACACCTCCACGACGGTCTGCGGGTTCGCAGCGCCCGCTGCGCTGCCGAACGACCTGCGCCGGGGGAGCGCGAGGATCTGTGCCCGGTGCTCGGGGGAGAGGTTGTAGAGCACCAGCTCGCACGTCCCCGGGCGCGCGGCGGTGGTCCGCTCGATCTTGAAGCTGCAATCGAGGTCGGTGGTCGCGAACGGACCGACCTGCACCCGCCACGAGCGCATGAACAGGCGCTGCGTCACGGGATGACCTCGCGCACGGCGTCGAGGTCGGCGCCATCGAGGTAGAGCAGCACGTGCCGGTCGCCGAGGCTGGTGAAGGTCGGATCGTCGAGGCCCTCGCGCACGCTGCGCTGGTCCACGAGCACGATGTCTCCCTCTGGGCACCGCGAGTCCCGCACGCCGCGCAGGAGCCGCAGGGAGGGCGCGAGCACCCGCCCGGTGACGATGGCCGCGCCGACCTGGTCGGCGAGGTCGAGGGACCACCGGCCGCTGCGCTGCGACCACCGGAAGGTGATCTGGTATTCGCGCCCGTCGAGGGCCGTGGTCTGCGTCCACGTGCTCTGCCCGCCCGGGGTGCAGGGGATGTTGAGGACAGCCATGGTCAGCCTCCGAAGGCCCCGCGAAGGACCGCGCGCGCCGAATCGACGCCGTTGCGAAGGGTGGAGTTGTTGGGCACAGCGGGCTGCTGCCCACGGTTCTGCGGCGGCTGTCCGCGGCGCTGCGCAGGCACCGGCACCCGCTGGATGTTCGCCCGCCGGATGCGGCGAAGCTCCAGCACCACCGGGAGCGCGTTGCCGTGCTCGGAGTCCTTCGAGGTGCTGTAGCGGGTGAGCACCAGGTCCTCCACCGTGCGCAGCACGCCCGTGTAGCGGAGCACCGCGGTGCCCACGAGGGCGTTGAGCGCCTCGTCCACCGCGCGCACCCGGTCGAAGCTGCCACTCCAGGTCAACACGCTGGCCTTGAGTTCTTTGCCGCCGACGTTGAGCGTGGTGGGCTGCACCCCGCCCGTGACGCCCCCGGTGTGCGACGCAGGGAGCACCAACGGGCTGTTGGTGACCATCCCCTCCAGCGTGATCGTGTCGGGGTTGCGCTTGAGGTGGTCGACGATCACCACGCCGCTGTCCACCGCGTGCTCGGTGGGCTCCGCGGTCGACTCGTAGCCCTCCTTCTCGGTCACATCGAGGGCGATGGCCAGGAGCCCGTCGGCGGTCTGGTATTCAAGCAAGGGCATGGCCTACTCCTCTGCGTCCTGGGGGTGGGCTTCGTCGCGCTGTCGGCGCGCCTGCGCCTCGATGATCGCGGCCACTCGACGCGCCGCGGCTTCGGGGTCCGTGATGCCGGTGATCTGGAAGGTGTTCTGCGTGGTCACCTGCGTCGTGCGGTTGCCGCCGCCGGCGCGCACCGGGGCTGTCGCCATCGGCGTGTAATTCAGCATGCGCAGGTAGTCCGGCTGCGTCGGCGCGGTGGGCGTGCGGTCCACCGTGGGGGTCACAGAGGTGAGGCGCACGCCGCGACGCCCGGTGACGGTCGCAGTGCCCGCGGGGCCTTCCTGCGGGGGTGCGCCCGGTCGCGGGCCCACGCGCTCACTCATGGGCCGCAGGCGCCCGATGGCGGCGACCTCGGTGCGCATTACGCCGATGCTCTGCAGGAAACCCACGACCTTCGCGGTGGCGGCGTCGATCCACTCGGTGATGTCGCGCCAGAGGACCGGGAGGTACTGCAGCGTGTTCTGCGCCTCACCCGCGCCATAGAGGTAGTCGATGAACTCCCCGATGACGGAGTTGCCGCCGCGCAGGAAGGTCACGATGTCGTCGACCACCAGCAGCACGACGCCGAGGGCCAGCGCCGACGCCGCGAGGGGCGCGAGCACCGGGCCCCACGCTGCGATGATCTGCACCGCCGCTGCGGCGCCTGCGATCCCGACCGCGCCGATGGCCACGCTCACGATGTTGGAGCCGCGGGTCATGCGCGAGAACCACCCGGTGGCGTTGGCGATGCCGTTGGTGAGGTAGGTCATCACCGGCAGCAACGACGTCGCGATCACGCTCCGCACGCTGTCGAGAGCGACCTGCATGCGCCCCTGCGCCACGGTGAAGCGCCGCCCCTGCTCAACCGCCTCGGGAAGCACCCCGCCACCCAGGGCCGCGAAGTCCTCGCGCTGGCGCCGCAGGGCCGCGCTCCCGCCCGCGAGCACGGCGAGCATGCGCCGCCCGCTGGAGCCGAACAGTTCTTGCGCGAGCCGCGCCCGATGCACCGGGGATCGCACGCGCTCGAAGCGGTCGGCGAGGTCCAGCAGCACGTCGTTCGTGTCGCGGATCGTCCCGTCGGTGTTCCGCGCGCGCACTCCGAGGCGGTAGAGCGCGTTGGTGGGGCCACCCGTGCGGGCCTCGATGGCGCGCAGGCCCTCGGCGAGGGTGTTGAGCGACCCGGTGACGACGTCGGCGCCCACACCCGCGGCGTTGCCCGCGAAGGCGAGCTGCTGGAACTGCGTCTCCGTGACGCGCGCGGCGTCGGCGGTCTCTCGCAGCGCGGCCACGTCGCCCGCGAAGGCCGTGGCGAAGCGGTGGGCCACCGCAACGACCGCGCCCATCCCGGCCGCGAGCCCGAGGGCCCGCGCGCGAACGCTGCCCTTGAGGCTGTTGAGCATCCGCAGGCCGGGGATGGTGTCGAGGATGGCCTTGCGCTCATCCTCGGCGGCCTTGGCGGCGTCCTCGGATGCCTTCTTGGCGGCGGCGGCCTCTGCGGTCTTCGCCTTCTCCTTCTCGGCCGCAGACCTCTGAACGTCGGCGAGGACCTTCTTCTCGGTCTTCGAGAGCGACTCCTCGAGCTTGATCTGACGCTCGGTGTCCGCGAGCATCTTCTCCAGCGGGGCGTCGTCGACCTTGAAGCCGAACTCCGCGAAGACCTGGCGCAGTGCTTCACCTGCCACGGGTCACTTCTCCTGCGCGGCTCGCGCCTCAGCGTCGAGGAGCGCGTCAATGATCTGGTTGGCTGCGTAGACCTCATCGAGGGTCCACGCCGTGAGGATGGTGTGCAGCGAGTCGCCGAAGCGCCCGCTGGAGGCCACGCGCCACACCGGCCACGGGATGTCACTCACCGCAGCCGGGGGCACGTGGATCGCTACTTCGCCGCGGCGCTGGAGGCGGTGGTGAGCTTGCCCATGTGGGCCTTGCTTGCCTCCTCCAGCCACGCGGCCAAAGGGCCGAAGTTCATCCGCAGCGCGGCCCCCAGCCAGCGGAACAGCGCCACCGCGTCGCCCTGGAAGTGCATCTCCCACTGCGCGCCCGCGCCGCCGCCGAGACGGAGCTTCTTGTCGCCGTCGATGACCATGGTGTGCTCCGCGAGGACCATGCACACCGCGGTCACCTCGGCTTCGTCCATGCGCTCCGCGAGGTCTGCGAGCACGCGCCCGACGTTCGCCATCGACACGAGGTCGGCGGGGTTGTCGAGCATGGCCGCGCTCGGCCCGAGGATGCGGGTGAGCTTCGCCATGAGCTTGATCATCGCGCTCGTGTTGAGCGGCTTGATCTCGTAGGTGTGCTCCCCGAGGGAGACGATCTCCGGCTCGCGCATCAGCCCACCGACGCTGCAGCGGTCGCGCCGTGTGCCCAGATGGTGCCGAAGAGCTCGATCTCCCACTCCACCTGCCCGACCTCCTTGCCGCGCGCCGTCGCGGGCCACTTCTTGATCTTGGCCGTGGGGCTGGTGACGATCAGGGAGCCCGTCGCGATGTCGCGCATCTCGAAGGGTACGATGGCGCCGCGGGCCATCAGCGCGCCCATGAGCGCGTTGGTGGACGACGTCTGCATCGTCACGATCTTCGCGTTCGCGCGCGGGTCGATGATCTCCGCGATGGCGACCGAGCCGTCGGCGCCGACCTTCGAGGCGTGACCCTCGCTGGCGGGCTCGCACGTGAAGAAATCGCCGTCGCCCATGCCCTGCGACATGTCGAGGCCACCGAGGGTCAGCGCGACCTGCTGCGGCGAGTAGACCTTGAGGGGATCGCTCATGACTCAGTTCTCCGTGCGGCTCAGGCCGCGACCGTGCCCGCGACGTTGACGGCGTGGATGGCGCCCTGCACCGTGGCGCTGAAGGTGACGTTGGGGAGCACGCGGGTGGCGCGCTGCCCGGAGCTCAGCGACGCCGCGGTGGGCACCGTGGTGCTCCAGGTGGCGAGCAGGTTCGAGGGGGCCGCGCTCGCCTCGGTGAGCTGCGCGCGGAGCTCGGCGTGCACCCGGGCGATGCCCTTGTCGGTGAAGCCGATCTTGTCGCCCTGCGCGGACACGAGGAGCCCGAAGACGCGCTCCCCGATGCGCGCGTGGAGCCAGTCGAGGCCGTGGATGATGTCCAGCCACTCGCCCCCGCCGACCTTGCCGCCGAAGGTGACCTTGCGGCCCGCAACGGTCTCGATGGAGCCGCTGCTCTTCGCCACGAGGGCGGCGCGCCTGGCGCTGGTGGGTGCCCAGTCGCCGATGCCCACGAGCTCGCGGTTCACCCAGGTGACCGAGCCGGGGCTGTAGGCCAGGGCGCTGCCCACGAGGCTCGCAGCGATCCACGAATCCACCGTCGCGATGTGCGGGTGGAAGCTCACGTGCGTGCGGAAGTAATCCCGGTCGGCGACGATGTAGGCCACGTCGGTGATGCTGTCGGCGTTGAGCACCTCGGTGTCGGCGCTCTGCGCCACGAGGATCTTCTTCGGCGTCAGCGGCTCGATGATCGCGCCGAGGGCGAGGATCTCCGCGGAGCTGTTGGAGTCCAGCAGCGCGCAGTACCAGTCGTCGTCCTCGGCGCGGATCGCGGTGAGGTCGGCGGCGAGGCCCGGGTCCGCGGTGCGGTCCTCCAGCGCCAGCACGCCCGCGCCGGTGAGCTTCAGCGAGGGGATCAGCCCGGCAGGCGCCGCGAGGGTGATGTGCGTGGTGTCGTCGGTCGCGGCCCAGGGCGCGGCCACGCCCACGGTGAAGGTGCCCCCGCTTCCGCTCTGCGCCGGGATCGCCACCGAGGTCACCCGGGCGAAGAGCTTCGCGGTGGCGACCGTCGCGCCGCCGCCGTTGGGGATCGCCACGGTGTCGGTGATGGTGTTGCCGCCCGCGTCCTTGCCGGTGATGGTCGCGGTCGTCGCGTCCCAATCGGCGTGCGCCGAGAGCACCAGCGTGATGCGCCGCGAGGGGGAGAGCGCGCGGTAGCCCAGCACGCCGTTGAGGCTCGCGCCCGAGAGCGTCTGCGTCGCGATGCTCGTGGTCCCGCTCGTGGCGAGGATCGCATCCACGTCGGCGAGGGCGTTGATCGCCGCGGTGAGGTTGGTGCAGATCTCCCCGACCGTCGCGGAACCGTCGCTGGTGTAGCTGGCCTCCAGCCCCTCACACTCGACGGTGTACGCCGTGGCGTTCGCCGCGGAGGGCGTCAGCCGCACGCTCTTCGTGAACGCGTTGGCGCGGCGGCCGATCTTGATGGCCGCGGGCGGGTTGGGCTGCGACCACAGCGCGCTGGCGATCTTGTAGGCCGTGTCGTCGCTCGTGTAGCCCGCGGTGGCCATCTCGGCGAGGCTCGCGTAGCTGTGCACGCGGTCGCTCATGCGGCGCGTGTGGAACGCGAGGATGCACGGCGTCGAGAAGCCCTGCTGCGTGACCGCGCTGGACACGCGGGTGATGGCGACGCTGACGATGTCTTGCAGGCTCATGAGAAGGTGCCTCCGCTGTCCACGGTGTCGGGCAGTGCAGTCCCCGCGGAGCCGGTCACCGTCGCGCCGATCTGGACGCTTGTGATGGTGGCCGTCTGCCCCGCGGTGTCGGTGTAGTGGCTCACCGCGTTGAACGTGAGCTCCACGGTCGCGCGCGCCGTCATGCGCCCGTTAAAGGGGTAGTCCGTGCGGCGCACCGGGGCCACGCCCGCGAGGGCCACGTTGAGCGCCCCGAGCGCCGTCAGGGAGCTCGGGGCGCGGCAGCGGTCGACGATGCGCTGAGCGATCGCGGAGGCGTCGTAACCAGAGCGCTGGTCCTCGACCTCGACGTCGACCTGGAGCACCGGCCGTCGGTCGCCATGAAGCGACGGCGTGAGCTCGGTGAGCGCGGTGGGCGCGTCATCGTCGTATTCCCACGCCGTCGCGTCGAGGCCCACCTGGGGGATGCTCACCCACTGGATGAGCACCAGCGCGGCGCCCGCGGGCACCACCGGGCGCGAGGCGTTGGCCTTCACGCAGAGGGCCGCGGCGGTGCCGGTGAGGGTCGACAGCCAGGTGAGCAGGCCGGGCTCCAGGGTCGCGAGGTTCACGCGCCCTCCACGAGCCACGTCACCGAGGACCGGAGTTGACCCGTGTCCACCAGCGGCGTGCTGCTCTTCTTCTTCGCCACGGTCTCGGCGCTCAGCGCAGGCTCGATGCCCGCCGCGATGCGCTGTTGAATCCATCCCGCCACCTTCGCGCCGATGGCGTCGAGGGCGGGCTTGAGCTCGATGTCACCGGCAACCACCTTGGCGAGCAGCACGCGCTCCAGCCGGGCGATGTCGTCGGTCCTCTCGTCGATGGTGCCGCGGATGAACGACCGCGCCGGGATGCCCGCGCGGGGCGCGCCGAACTCGTGCACGGCGGCGACCTCGAGCAGCGAGAGCTTCCCCGTCGCCCCCTCGCGCTCCTTCTTGGGCGCGTCGGAGAGGATGCCCACGCGCACGCCGGCCTTCGTGGTCCGCAACGCGCGAATGCGCGCCACGAGGGCGTCAGCGCCGTTGTCGACCACGCGCACGCTCATGGACGCGCGAGCCTCGGCCCGCCGAAGCGGGCGCGTGCGAGGCGCTGACGCTCTTCGAGGTAGGAGGTGCGGGCCTTGTCGTTGCCCTCCTGGCGCGCGGTCAGGCCACCCGGGCCCATCGCGAGGAGGTGGGCGGCGAGGAGCCCCTGCGCGGCGTCCGCGTCGTCCCCGAAGCCCGTGGTGTCGGTGCGCGTGAGGGCGGCGGCGAGCTTCGCCGACACCAGCACGTCGCCAACGGCCACGAACTCGGGATATTCGACGCGGAACGTCGCGAGGGACATCGCCACGATCAGCTCGCCCTCTGGCCCTTCGCGGGCTTCTCGCCGTCGACCACGGGGGCCTTCGGCGCGGTGAGCGCCTCGACCTGCGCGCGGAGCTCGGTGAGCTCGCGGTGGGCCTGCTCGAGGAGCAGGCCGCGGCGGTCGATCTCGGCCACGGCGGCGCGGAGCTCGCTCGCGGGCACCATGCCCTCGTCGGTCGACGGGAGCACGAGGCCATCCTCGCGCACGGGCTGCAGGAGCCCGGTCTTGAGCGCGATGGCCACGCCGGGGTTGTTGGCGTCGACCTCGCCCTGGGCGCCCGCGGCGACGCCGCAGACCTTGGCGGAGTGCGCGTTGCGGACGCGCACGATGTGGCGCTCGCGCTCCATCACGCGCACCCGTCCATGTACCGGGCGCTGCCCGGGTAGCGGAAGATGACGCCGCCCGCGCGGAGGTGGCAGAGCACCTTCCAGGCGAGGCCCTCCTGCTGGGGCGCGAAGGTCTCGAACTCCACGGGAACCAGCGAGCAGACCTTCTCCTCGCGGCGGGTGTAGGCCATGACGCGCGGCACGCCGCCCGCCCCGGCCGTCTCCAAACGCTCCCAGGTGTCGACGGTGATGCCGGGACGATTCTTCTTGAAGAAGTCCATCGCGGTCACGTCGGTGTTGGGGATCAGCTTGCGCTGCGCGATCTCCTCCAGCGAGGGCGGCAGCAGGATCGCGTCGGCGCTCTCGGAGCCGCGGCTGTCGACGCGGATGTCACCGAGCATCGCCATGAGGTCCTGGGCGATCTCGGCGCCGTCGGTGCCCGCGTTCGACCACACGCCCGTGACGGGCGAGAAGGTGGGTACGCTGGCGTTGTTGAGCGCGCCGGTGATCCCGACGTCGCTGTCGCCGGTGGCGATGAGCACGTCGAGCTTGCGGGCGAGCACCTCACGCGCGGCCAGGGCGCGGCTGTCCTCGATGCTGCGGCCTGCCATGAGCGACGCGCGGGCGTCCTGCAGGGTGTAGGCGTAGGAGTCGCCGTAGCTCTCCAGGCGCGCCTCGACCTCGCCGCTCTGCACGTCGACGCCGGGGAAGTCCGTTGCCCAGTTCGTGACGCGCTTGGCCTGGCCCGCGTAGTCCCGCACCTCGTAGAGGTACGTCCGCGCGCCGGGGTTGATGTCGCTCTTGACCGGGAAGAGCCGGGTGCCCTTGAGCTCCGGGTAGAGCTGGTCGAACGCGCGCGCGTCGATGTCGACGAGCTGGCGCGTGAGGATGGCGGTCTCGTTCGCGTCGAGGCGCTGCTCGGGCGGGAGCCGCGCGTTGATCGCGCCGATGACGCTCGCGTACTGGTCCTGACGAATGGATCGCTTCATGGTCGTTCCTTCAGCGCGACAGGAGTCGCAGGCCGGCCACGCCGGCGCCCGTGGTCTTCTCGATCCAGCGCGCACGGACGATCTGCGCGAGGTCGTTGGCGTCGACGGTCGCGCGGTAGTGCCCGCGGACCTCGTTGCCGGAGATCACCTGCCGCACGTAGACCGGCTTCGTGGGGTCCACGGCGGTCTCGCTCTGGACGTAGATCGCGCCCTCCTCGAGCACGCTCACCGAGTCGTCTTCGGCGTAGGCGCCCGGGGGCTTCGTCGCGTCGTAGAGCGCGACGCCCGCGAAGTGCTTGTCGAGGGGGCCGAGCTTCGCGCCGAAGCCCACGGTGTACGCGCCGCCGGTGCCGCTCTGCGCGGGCACGTAGACCTCGATGACGTAGCTAAAGAACTTGTTGCCCGTCAGCGTGACGTTGCCCGCGTCGGGCATCACGAAGACCTCTTCCTGCGGCAGGCCGTTCTCGTCGAGGCCGCGCACGATCCAGGTCGTGAGGTCGAAGTTCGCGTTGCTCGTCGCGGTGATGGTCACGTTGCGGGGCGGGTACATTTCGCCCTGGCCCAGCGCACCGTCGAGGCCCGTGGTGGTGATGCTGGTCGCGGTGGCCGCGGTGGCGCGCGACAGGACGATCCCGTCGGCGTCGGCCGCAGGGGGAGCGGGGTACGCCTGGACACCATCTTCGGTGCCGGCGTCGATATCGCGGAGCACGGGGGCTCCGGCGATCAGAGCGCCCAGGGCGCGGCGCGAGACGACGCGGAAGCCCTCGGCGGGGAGGGCGATCTGACCGGCGAAGCCGCCCGAGGGCGCCCGGTCGTAGGTGGCGAGCGAAGGAGCCATGGTCAGACCTTCCCGTTGACGGTGAGGGGAGCGCGCGAGGCGGCGTGCGTGCGGGCGCGGAGCTTCGCGCCCATGTCGTCGTCGCCGTCGGTCTTCACCGCGGCGGGGTTCTGCGGGTCGCGGCCGTTGGCGGCCGCGTTGGCGGCGCCCAGGGCGTCGTTGCGGGTCACCGTGGACACGGCCGCGACCGCGCCGCGGTACATGCCCTCGATGGCCTCGGCGCTCAGCGAGTCGAGCTTCACCGTGGGCAGCACCTTGGCGACCACGAGGCGCTTGATCTCCGCGGGCTTCTTGCCCGTGAGGGAGACCTCGGCCCCGAGCACCTTGGCGGCGTCGGCGCGCACGGTCTCGCGCACCGCGAGGGCGGCATCGAGCACCTCCTCGGAGGGCTCGGCGGGCTCGGCCTTCATGGCCTCCATCGCCTTCATCGCCGCGCCGAGGGTTGCGACCTGCGTCAGCGCATCGGTGAGCGCGGTCTGCAGCCCATCGATCTGCGCGCCCAGGGCGCCCATCTCGGCGTCCTTCTTCTGGATCTTCTCGTCGACGGCGCCCATGTCCTCGTCGAGCGCCATCTGGAGCTTCTTGTCTTCGCCCTCGGCCATGTCGAGGTGAACCTCGCGGCCGCGGAGCTTGATCGTCTTCTTCATCGTCGGGTCTCCCGCGGGCGCATCGACCCGCACTGCGACGGCCCCGCCATCGAGGCGCAGCCCCACATCACTGCCCGCGCGGCCCCAGCCCTCGGGCCCCAGCCCAACGTGGTTGTACCGGCGGTTGCGCTGCACGCGCTGGTAGCTCTCGCCCTCGGCGGTGACGCCCGGGGTCTCGTCGAGGTCGCAGACGTAGCCCGCGCTGGTGTCGCGCCGGTCGCCCGAGCGAATCCGCGCGCACTCGGCGGCGTCGTTCACGGTGAGCGTCGCCACGAGGTATCCGCCCTCGACGCGGGCGTCGTCGTGCACATGGCCCACGGCCACGTCGCGGTAGGTGTCCGCGGTCACGAGTCCTTCGGGGTGCAGGTCGGTCACCGTGGCGCCGCGCAGCGTGGCGAGCGACGGCTCAGCCCCGAGCTCCTCGGCGGGCACGAGCTCGGCCCACTCCTGCCCCGCGGTGTCGCGGTAGCGCAGCACGCCAGCGCGCGCCACGGCGGCTTCGACGCGAAGACCTCCCTGGGGAGTCTCCACGACGCGGCGCAGCGGGGCGGCGGTGTCGAGTCGGAGCGCGGGCACGCCCCAACGGTGCGGGCGATCCGAGGGGCAGCGCTAGCCATCGCTGTGCCAGTGACCGGGACGGGGAGGATCAGTCGTCGAAGCCGGGGATCACGGGCACTGCGACACAGCGGCACTGGAAGTGGATCCCGGGGAGCCCGCGGGTGCCGCGGCGTCGGTCGACGATGGGAGGGTCGTCGTAGCGGTAGCGCCCGCCCTCCAGCACCTTGTGGTCGGGCCTCACCCGCTCGTCGCGCGAGGTCGACCACACGAACTCGACGATGCCCGCGGCCTCGTGGCGCTTCTGCGTGACCTCCGCGTTGAGCTTGAGCACCTGGTCGCGGGCGATGAGTTCGGCCCGCGAGCGGGTGACCTCGCCCATGTCGCGGATGCTCTTCGCCACCTCTTCGACGCGCGTGCCCGCGCCGGCGTCGTCGAGGATCGCCCGCACCCGCGTCACCTTGTCGGCCGCGAGGGAGCGGATCAGCGCCACGTTCTCGTCGCGAAACGCGGTCATGACGGGCCCGAGCTCGGGCTCCGCGGTCGGGAGGTCGACGCCCAGGCTGGCCTTGAGCTGGCGCGCCCAGGCCTCCCGCGAGGCGGTGGCGGTGGCGCCGGAGATCTCCTGCAGCCGCGCCACGAAGCTCTTGCCCTTGAGCACCCGGCGCACGGCGGCCGCGGCCCGCGAGGCGGCGCTGCGACCCTTCGCGCGGGTGAAGGGCGGATCCCCGTCGGCGGCGTCGGCGCGGACGATGCCCTCGGCGCGCAGGGCGTCGAGGATCGCGGCATCCATCTCCGCGCTGAGCTCCCGCAGGAGCTTGGTGTGCGCGACGATGGCGCCCGACGGAGGCGCGGGCGGCGGCACCTTCGGCCGACGACGCCTCGACGCCGCGGCCTCGGTGAGACGGCGACGGAACGCGAGGAGCTCAGCGCGCGTCGTCACGGTCCGAGGCTTCCATCTGCCCGACGACCTTGCGCGCCCACGCGTAGCCCGCATCGCCACCCCACCCGTTCCACGCCTGCCACCCAGGGCCCTGCTCATCCCAGGTCGCGCCGCTCTTGTCGCCCTCGTGGCGGTCGAAGTAGGCCTTCATCCGGCGCACCGTCTCGGGGCTGAGCTTCGACCCGTTGGACAGGTCGCGCGCCCGTGCGATGCCCACCGGGGTCATGCCGCGCTGGCTCTCGGGCTTCTCGGCGCGCACCTCCAGCGCACGCTTCGCGGCCTTCTGCGCGCCCTCGGACGGGGTGAAGTCGATGTGGCTGTACTTCTGCGGCATCGCATCGCCGCGCGCCTCTGCAGCGCTGTCCAGGACCTCCGCGGGGTCGCCCTCGGCGGCGGGGACCGTGTCGCCCTCTTCGAGCACGTCACCCTCCTCGGTGTCGGTCGGCGCCCGTGCGATGAGCCGCCCCACCACGAGCTCGCCCGCGCGGTTCTTCTCCAGCACCCGCGAGAGCATCCCGCGCACCCCGTCGCGCGAGCGGGTGAGCTTCGCCACCTGGGCCTGGGCGTCGGCGAGCTGCTGCGCGTGCCCCGACTCGGGCGCGGTGAAGAAGCTGCGCCCGGTCTCGCCCATGACACTCTCTGCGCGCTCGGGGGTGAGCCCGAGGCCATCCAGCAGCGACAGTCCCGAGTCCCGCGGGATCTCGCGACCGGCCACCTTCGCCAGGATCGCGGCGACCTCCTCGTGGTCAAGGTCCCCGCCGCCCTCGCCCTGCGCCCCGGCCTCCATCGCGGCGCGGCGCGCGTCGAGGTCGACGATGGTGTCGGGGTTCCACCCGGCCTTCGGGAACCGGCTGAGCGCGATCTCTTCGGGCGTGAGCACCTGGGCGGTGATGTACGCCACATCGGTCGTGGCCTGCTTCGCGCGCAGCTCTGCCTTCTCCGCGTCGGTGAGCTGCCACAGCGGCGGGAACACCGGCGTGAGCGTCGAGGGGATCGCCCCGCCCGTCGGCCCGTCGGCGGCGGCGCAGAGGATCCGCGCGAGGCGGGTGACCTGCGGCGCGAGCACCGACTGTTGCTGCGTGCGGACGCGGTCGTAGAACCACCGGATGTCGCTGTCGCCTGTGGCCGAGAGCCCCGCGGGCGCCTGCCCCATGAGGATCGTGACCGGGATGCGCGCGGCGCCCGCGAGGAGGAGCGCGAACTTGTCGAGGGTGTCGGGGTAGCCGCTCAGCGCGCCCGAGTCCACGCGCTCGTAGCTCTCGGTGTCGGCGTCGACGAGGATGCTCTTCGCGACAGACTTGCTCATGTCGAGCGTCTCCATGCGCGTCTTCAGGTCGCCCCGGCGATCCTCCGACATCAGCTCGAAGAGGTCCTTTACCTTGAAGACGCCCTGGCTGCCGTCCTGCAGCAGCTCCCCCACCGCCGCGAAGGTCGCGTTGAACTGCTGGAGCTTGTCGTACACGCGCTGCAACTCGCTGACGCCCCAACCCTGGATCTGCGCACGCCGCCGGGCGGTGGTCCGCGCGCCGTAGAACCGCAGCAGCCGCGAGGCGTGCACCTCGCGGGTGTCGGTGCCGCCACCGCCCCCGGTGCGGGCGAGGCGGTAGACCTCCACGTCGCCGAAGCTCTGCGAGAGCGGGTCCGTGACCCAGCGCGCGGGGGTGAGGTCGAGGCGCTCCAGCACGGTCAGGAAGCGCACGCTGCGCACGCTCGCGAGGTCCAGCGGCTCGCGAGGATCGCGCCCGTCGTCGGCGCCGACGAACACCGCGCCGCCGCCGTAGAGCCGCCCCCAGCACCACGCCTCGTTGAGCCGCTGGCGCGCGCCCAGGCGCTCCAGGGCCGAGGCCAGCGCGGCGTCGGCGGCCTCTTCGCCCGTGGTCACCGAGAAGCCCTGACGGAGCGCCTCGTCGGGCACGCAGTCGATGATCGCCGCTGCGAAGCCGTCCTGCTCATACAGGGCCTGCAGGGTCACATCAGTGAGAAGGTCACGGGCGGTGAAGGTGAACGCGCCCGCCTTCGAGCTGGTGCCGCCCACGCCCGTCAGCACGTTGAGCCAGGAGTCCACGCGGAGTGCCGCGCCGAGGAGTCGAGAGAGCATGATGGTCAGCCTTTCCGAATCGCGGCCATCGCCGCTGCGAACCGCTGCGCCAGCCTCGGCGCCGCGTGGTTGAGGAACTGGGTCGCGGAGTCGACGGGGTCCTTCTTCGAGCCGTTGGGGAAGCTGGTGAACACGTGCTCGAGGGAGCCCTCGGCGGCGGGCCGGGAGAGGTCTGCGACGCCCCCGCGCATCCAGGGTGCGCCGCGGCGCCCGTCGGGGTACGTCGCGCGTTCGGGGTGCGGGAAGAACACGTTGCCGCTGGCGAAGAACGCGGCGACGGCGTTCGCGCGAACGACCTTGCCGCCCTCGGGCTCGATGGGCTCGAAGCCCGGGATCTCGCGCTTGAGCATGTCGATCACGCCCGCGCCGTTGGCCTTCTTCTCGACCAGCTTCTTGTGGGCCTTGGGCCACCGCGCCGTCATCGCCCGCACCGCGTCGAGGGTGGAGGGGAAGTCGCGCACCTGGCTGTCCTGGTCGACGAGGTAGAAGTCGGCCCCGAGCTGGTACCAGACCTGCCCGCACGTGTCGGACGCGCCCACCGTGGCGCCGAAGGCCATGTCCCAGCTCTGCGTGAAGGTCCCGCCGGCGGGGAGGTCGGTCCAATACCGCTGCATCCACTCCTTGCGGAACACGCCGCCGCCCGCGGGTGAGGGGCGCTGCTGGAGCTGCGACGCGGTGCCGTAGGGCCCCAGGGCCACCTCGAGACGCGCCACGACCCCACCGGGGAAGCGGTCGGGGCACAGGAGCTCGCCCTCGACGGTGCGCATGTCCTCGGCGCAGCGGTGCGGGTGCGCGCTCTCGAAGCGCATCGGCAGGCACACGACCTCGGCGCCCGTGCGGATCATCTCCGCGGAGAGGTCGCGCTCGTGCACACGCTGCATCACCACGATGCGCGCGGAGGTCGCGTGGTCGCGAAACCGCGTCTGCATCGTCTCGTTCCACCACGTGAGCACCGCTTCGAGCTCGACGCCCGACGCGGCCGCGGCGCCCATCGGGTCGATGGGGTCGTCGACCACCATCGTGTCGCAGTGCTGGCCCGTGACGCTCCCGCGGACGGTGGTCGAAAACCGCATCCCGCCGCGGGTCGTGTAGAACATCGACACGGCCTTCGAAGCGCTGGCGTCGCTGGGGATCTCGACCCCGGGCCACCGCGCGCGGTACCAGTCGCTCTGCACCAGCGTGCGCATCTTGCGCGCGTCGCGGAGCACGACGTCTTCGGCGTAGCTCGCGGTGATGAAGCGGTGACCGGGGCCGAAGAGCATCGAGGGCAGGCCCGGCGCGTGGTCGGGCGGCAGCGTCCACACCCACGCGGGAAAGAGCACGTCGACGAGGAGGCTCTTCGACATGCCCGGCGGGATGTTGATGGCGAGGTCACGGGTCTCGCGACGCGCCACCCGCTCCAGCGCGCGACAGAGGACGTCGAGGTGCCAGTTCCAGCGCAGGGGCGACGCAGGCTCCACGAGGTGCCACGCGCGGCGCACGAACTCCGCGAAGCCCTTGCGGCGGATCTGCGCGCACTCGATGTCGGCGAGGGTCGGGGCCTGGGCGCAGAGGGCGGCGGTGTCCATCACGCGCCCATCCCTTCGCCCATGGCCTTGCGGAGGAGCCGCTCGAAGGCGTCAAGCTCCTCGGGCGCGAGCCGCGAGAGGTCGACCTGGGCGCGCATGTCCATCTCCACCTTCGAGGCCTTCGGGAGCCCCACGCGCGAGAGGATCCCCTCGGCGGCGGTGAGGGCCTCGAAGGGCTTGGGGTCGCGGAGCTTGTCGACGAGGGTGCGCGCGGCCTGGACGGCGTGCGTCGAGAGGATCTCCCGCGCGTCGCCCAGGGCGCTGGACACGATCTCCGCGCGCTTCGCCTTCGCCTCGCTGAGCAGCCGCTGGCCCTCGGGGCAGTCCCGCCAGCGGCGCACCGTGGCGCGCTGCACCTTGATCGTGGCCGCCACGTCGTTGAGGTGCCAGCCCTCCGCGAGCATGGCCATGGCAAGCTGGCGGTCTTTCGGGCCGGGCTCGCGCCGGGGTGGGCCGGACGAATTCGGGCGATTTTGGGCCATTCAGCGCACCTCCATCAGCGCGGCCAGGAGTTGCGTGCGGGTCCGCTCGGGCAGGGCGCGCGCCCACGCCGCGAGCGCATCGTGGTCGTCCCACCGCGACCGCGTCGGCGGCAGCGGGAGGCCCTCGCCGCTGAGCTTTCGGTAGCAGGTCCTGCACAGGCCCCGACGCGTCTCGGTCGGCGCCACCATGTGCCCGCACGTCGCGAGCACCAGCTCGGGGGCCTTCGTCGTCTCGGTCATCGTCACGCCACGCTCCCCTCGATCTGCACCCGCACGGCGTAGCCCCGGGCGACCTCGCCACGGACCTCCCACCGCACGCTCTCGCTCCCGTCGTCCACGCCCAGCCATGCTGCGACCGCGTCCCGCACGCCCTTCGCGCTCGCGGTCCGGTTGTCGTCGTCCATCGCTCGCGGCCCGACGCGCGTGATGGTCACCCGCCACGGTCCCGCGGGCGGCACGATCCCCCGCAGGGCGGCGGTCACCACCTGGTGCTCGCGCCGGCGCCGACGGGCCACCACCTGGGGGTGCAGCCTCGCGTT